GCTAAACGTGTAAAAGATTTTATGAATTATCAAATTATGGATCAGATGAAAGAATATGAACCAGAGTTTGATCAAATGTTATTCTATCTCCCTCTCTCAGGCTCTACTTTTAAAAAAGTCTATTACGATGATATTATTGGTAGAGCCGTGTCAAAGTTTGTACCGGCAGATGATTTAATTGTGCCATACTCTGCAAACTCATTAGAGGATGCAGAAGCTGTGATACATGTCATAAAAATTTCAGAGAATGAACTAAGAAAACAACAAGTGGCTGGTTTTTATAGAGACATAGAATTAGGAACACCACCAGTAACAGAAAATCAATTAGAAGATAAAAAATTACAATTGGAAGGAATATCCAAAGACGGCCAAGAAGATCAATACATACTTTATGAAATACACACTAATTTAGATTTAGATGGTTATGAAGATATGGACGCCAACGGAAATGAGACAGGAATAAAACTTCCATATGTTATAACTGTGTCTCAAGCAGGTAACAAAGTTTTATCTATTAGAAGAAATTACAAAGCTGAAGATCCAAAGAAAAATAAAATAAATTATTTTGTACAATTTAAATTTTTACCAGGCACAGGTTTTTATGGGTTTGGTTTAATACACATGATTGGTGGATTAACAAGAACTGCAACAGCAGCTCTTAGACAATTATTGGATGCGGGAACCTTGGCTAACTTACCAGCTGGATTTAAATCTAGAGGTATTAGAGTTAGAGATGATGCACAACCATTACAACCTGGTGAGTTTAGAGATGTAGATGCACCTGGTGGTAATATTAAAGATCAGTTTATGACCTTACCTTTTAAAGGTCCTGATGCAACATTACTTCAATTAATGGGTGTTGTAGTATCAGCAGGTCAAAGATTTGCTGCAATCTCTGACATGCAGGTTGGTGATATGAATCAACAAGCTGCTGTGGGTACAACAGTTGCATTATTAGAACGTGGCTCACGTGTGATGTCAGCTATTCACAAAAGACTATACGTTGGTCTAAAACAAGAATTTAAATTATTAGCAGAAGTATTTAAAACATACTTACCACCTGTGTACCCATACGACGTGCCAGGTGCAAGACGAGAAATTAAAGTACAAGACTTTGACGACAGAGTAGATATACTTCCTGTTGCAGATCCAAA